TTGAAAGATCATACGGCTTAGTTGTGCCACGTGCATGATTTTTGAATGTTTATGTTGTTTGGCTGATTGGACTTACGAAGACAGCAGTGCTGATGCTATTCAATAGGATAGAATCAAGGCACGGCTCTGAAGGAAAGATAAGTTTTGCTGTCTTAGAGGTGCTGATGCTATTCAATAGGATAGAATCAAGGCACAGCAAGCGTCTCGTAAAGAAAACGATCGTCAAGATGTGCTGATGCTATTCAATAGGATAGAATCAAGGCACTCACAAACTTAACTGCTGCTGTCTGTGTGACCAGCAGTGCTGATGCTATTCAATAGGATAGAATCAAGGCACAAAGGACATACGCTTTGAGTTTTGGGGGGTATACGTGCTGATGCTATTCAATAGGATAGAATCAAGGCACTGGGGGGTTAATTTCGGACGCACCAGCAGAAAAAGTGCTGATGCTATTCAATAGGATAGAATCAAGGCACTAGAAACTGGAGATTTATCAGCAGGTGGATACACGTGCTGATGCTATTCAATAGGATAGAATCAAGGCACTATCCTGATGAGATCAGAGAACTTGAGCGACAAGCGTGCTGATGCTATTCAATAGGATAGAATCAAGGCACCAACAGGTTTGCGTGGATGTGCGGAAACGGAATTGTGTGCTGATGCTATTCAATAGGATAGAATCAAGGCACAGCAGATATACACACTGGAAAGGTCAGACACTAAAGTGCTGATGCTATTCAATAGGATAGAATCAAGGCACTCACAGCCAACTGCCTACTTTGAGCAATTGATCACGTGCTGATGCTATTCAATAGGATAGAATCAAGGCACTCTTGAGTTGGTCAAAAACACAAATAGAACCAACGGTGCTGATGCTATTCAATAGGATAGAATCAAGGCACTCCTCTCAACCTCTCTCTTCTGGAATACACACACCAGTGCTGATGCTATTCAATAGGATAGAATCAAGGCACCTATCACCCTGACGGCGGCAATGAGGTGCTGATGCTATTCAATAGGATAGAATCAAGGCACATTTGACTCCGCTTGTTGAGTGTCGGTTAGTAACAGTGCTGATGCTATTCAATAGGATAGAATCAAGGCACTTGTCAGATAAGATTTGAGTCTTCTTCCCTCACAAGTGCTGATGCTATTCAATGGGATATAATCAAGGCACGGAAGTCACTACAGGTCGGGGAACTCACTTCTATTTTGTGCTGATGCTATTCAATAGGATAGAATCAAGGCACTAGACACAATGACACGACAAGAACAGTTAAATTCATGTGCTGATGCTATTCAATAGGATAGAATCAAGGCACGTTACTCACTGGACAAGATTCGAATCTTGAAATCAGGTGCTGATGCTATTCAATAGGATAGAATTAAGGCACTTTGATTGCCGACAAACGGTGAAAAATTGCCCCTCGGTGCTGATGCTATTCAATAGGATAGAATCAAGGCACGTGTCCACTGAAGACTCGGGTGTGCTGATGCTATTCAATAGGATAGAATCAAGGCACCAGTTAGTGATGTCAAAAAAGGGTTTGGTGCTGATGCTATTCAATAGGATAGAATCAAGGCACAAAGCAACCGACGACAGCGGTCAAATTGCTAGGATAGAATCAAGGCACTTGAAACCTTTGATCTCACAAAGGTCTTTGATCCTCGTGCTGATGCTATTCAATAGGATAGAATTAAGGCACCAGCAAGAGACCAGTAAGTCATCAAGTGTCAAAAGTGCTGATGCTATTCAATAGGATAGAATCAAGGCACGAATCAGACTTACTGTGCTGATGCTATTCAATAGGATAGAATCAAGGCACGCAAAGTACGTTGGCAGAAGAGCCACAAAAAGAACAAGTGCTGATGCTATTCAATAGGATAGAATCAAGGCACTAAAAGACCGATTTTTCTTGTGCTGATGCTATTCAATAGGATAGAATCAAGGCACTTGCCTGCACAGTTCAGATTTCTTATTCAAGCTGACTAGACGAAATTCAGACTTTTCTGTAATATCTCGGCTAACAAGCCTAGTTAAAGAAGAGGTATAAATGAGTGATATTTTTGACGATCCAACATTATCTGATCCAGACGAAGACGGAACTGATGTTAAGTACAGTTGGGATGAGGAGTTTCAGAGACACATTATCGCTCTTGTTCTTTGTGACAGACAATTTCTGTTGCAATCTTTAGACCTTATAAAGCCAGCGTATTTCACAAACAAAGCACATCAAAAAGCCGCATTTTTAGCATTTAATTTCTTTAAGAAATACCGAATACTTCCGGGCAAAGATTTCATTGTCCAAGAAATAAAAAGCAGTCTTAAGGACAATAAAGCTTTATCTTATTACATTGGTGAAATTAATACTCTTTATGATTATTTTCAGCCGGGATTGGATGCTCGTGAATACTTGCAAGACAAAATCACATACTTTGCAAAGATTCAATCAGTAAAACAAGCATTTACTAATTCGCTGAAAGAAATTGACAAGAGTCCTGAATCGGAAGAAACTTGGACAAAAATATATGAAATGATGCGTACAGCGATGACAACGCATCAGAATTTTGAAGTAGGTCTTGATTATTTCAAGACAATTCAGCAGAGATATGCTGATATGGTTACAGATGAAGAAGATAAAGAACGGTTTATAACTGGGCTGGAATCCATTGACAAATCAATCAATGGTGGCGGTTATGGCAGAGGTGAAATCATCTCATTTGTTGCTGGTTCAGGGGTTGGAAAATCAGTAATGTTGGCGTGTCTTTCAGCTACAAATTTAATGCGTGGCAAAAAGGGCGTGTACATTTCTTTGGAACTTGCAGAAGTTAAAGTGGCAGACCGCATGGATTCCATTCTTACTGGTTTTCCAGTGCAAAACTTATATGGGCATCGTGAGTCCATATTTGAAGAATTGGCAAAGATTGAAGGCGTAGATTATGAATCTAAAATGCCATTGGTAATCAAGCAGTTTCCGGCTGGCACAGCTACAGTAAACACTGTTAGAGCCTATATTTCACAACTCAGGTTTCATGGATTTGATCCAGATTTTGTGATTGTGGACTATGTTGGCGAAATGGCCGACATGCCCGGAATGAAGACTTACGAGAGTCGTGAAAAAACTGTTCGTGATTTGCGTGCTTTGGCTACAGAAGAAAATGTCTTTGTAGCAACTGCTATGCAGCCTAATCGTGGATCGAAAGAAGTTCAGAAAAATCAGGGCGGTCGTCTTGATGATGAACATTTGGCTGATTCATTTGGTCAGATACGACCATTGGATGGATGTTTTTCTATAATGCAGAATGATGGAGAAAAATTGCTTGGAATTGGAAGGATGTATGTAATTAAGCAACGTGATGGTTTGAGTCGCTTCCAAATTTATCTTGGCTTCAATAAACAAAATCTAAAAATTACAGAAATACATCAATCCACATATATGCAACTGCTTAACTCTCATAAAGAAAGTGTAGTTGATGATGTAAAAATGGATCACATCATTAAGCCGTTTGCACCAGAAGATGATGAAATCCTTCCAGCGGTTGACGAAAAAGAAGACTAAAGAATCGTACTTGTTTTTCCGACAAAAAAATGATAAAATTACATTAAGGCATATATAAAACATACAAAAAAGAAAGGTAAATCATGTCAAGAAAAGAGAAGTTAGAGTTTGCAGGAGTTATTGTTGAAATTGATCCAGAAAACCTTCGTTTCAATGAAAACAATCTGTCTCAATATATTCAGACTGAAGCTGGTTACTACGACAATTTCGGAGCTTATCTCTCATTAGCTGAGAAGAATTTACAGAACTTCGAATTACGCCATGAAAAACTGTCGGCTGATCGATTTATTGAAGCAAAGGAGTCTGGCGGCAGTGACAAGTTAGCTGAAGCAAAGGCAAAGGCTGATCCAGATGTTGTGGCTTTTAAAGAGAAAGTTAATGATGCAAAATATGCTGTCAATAGATTGAAGCAACATTTGCGTGCTTGGGACAAGAATCACGACAACGCTCAGAGTTTGGGGCACATGCAACGCAAGATGATGGATAAGCTCAATAGTGACATCATGGGTGGCAAAGGTTACATGCACAGCGGAGTTAATGATGATTTGATTTCAGAAACAATCAAGTCTTATAGTGAAGATGAAAAAGGCGGATTCGCAGATGACTTACGTTCTGCGATGTACTGATGCTATTCAATAGGATAGAATCAAGGCACTTTCTTAAATTATGTAATTCATAAGTGTAGATATGTTTAAGTCCGTCATCTGCCAATTCGAATAGTTATGAGACTAACCTCAATGATGTTTCAAGCTGGATTGCAGAGAGGAAGGCTAATGAGGAAGTTTGTTCATTCTTTGTGCAAATCGCTGGGAATTCCCAGCTTTTATGCACTGTATGAGTGAAAGCTTGTGCCGAACTCAAATAAAACCAGATGAGAGACTATGCTTGTTGTGTTAACAGTATGGTCTCTTTTCGTTTTCAAATTACAGGTACAAAAATGCTTAAAGGAATAATCACAGTAGTAGCCGTATTTTTTGTGACATCTACATCGTTTGGTGGAGAATCATGGCACGCAAAAGAATTTGAAGTTAGAGAAAAACCAAGTGTTGTCTCAACATGGCTAAAGGCTCATCCAAAGGAAGTCGCTAGATCAACTGGCGGAGAAATAATTTCTAAGGATGGAGACAATATACGATTAAGACAAGATACACAAAAAGGTATGATGGAATTCACAGTGCGTGAATCCTCTTCTGATTCTGGAGACACTTACAATTACAGTTCAAAACTTATTGAAGTTCATAGTGGATTGATTGAAGACAAAAAAACAGTAATCAAAGTTGAACCATATCGTGGTGGATCAAAAATAACGATTGAGTTGTCTGCTAGTGTTAGAAACACAAAGCCAATTACAATAAAGCCGGAATTGACAAAATCAGCAAAAGGCTTTCAACACATGCTAGAAAGAAATTTTAGATAATGAGAAGGTCCATTGAAGTAAGATCACTTTCGGATGCTCGCAAGTTTGTATGTTCTGTGCCATGGGCAGGCATTAGCATTGTTGACAATGTAGGCGAAAACCCGATTCTTTCTAAAGAGAATCGGGTTGGTCTATTAAACATGTCATTTGAAGACATTGATTTTCCTCGACCAACAACGCCTCCTGAGTTGATATTTGACGCACAGAAGGCTAAGCAAATTTTGGATTTTGTCAAAGAGATGTGGCCGCAGGTAGAATGTTTCTTAGTTCATTGTCATGCAGGCATGTCACGATCTCCAGCCGTTGCTGCTGCAATTGAGAATATTTATCATGGTCGTGGAGAAGATAATTATTGGTTCGAAAGAAAGGTGCCGAACATGTCTGTTTATCGAACTATTTTGAACACGCATTATGAAATATCAACATCAGTTTGAGCAGGAGTTGCCTGCTTTTGTTTACGAAAATCATTAGCTAATTTTTGTTTTGCTTGAAGATTCTTTAATCGTTCTTCTGCGGCAGCTATATTGAAATCTTTCTTTGACATTGATGTGTGAGGTCCAGAGTTGGCACCGAATGTAGGTTGGATTTTTCCTTGACCCACTGTGTATGCTTCTTTTGCGACTCGTTCTGCTGGTATAAAAACCATCAATTTTGAGACGCCAGAACTATTATCGGTAGTTGGTCTTATTTCAACACCATTTTTCGTTCTGAACGCTCTGTCGATTATTCCGCTAGTTTGCTTTATAGCGTCAAGTGCTGTTGTTTTTAGCATATCTGCTGGAATGTGATATATTTGGGTTTCATCTTGATTCATAACAAAATAATGTTTTACAGATTGTCCTTTGTAATCACGACCTTGTGTTCTTGGATTGTTTAATTGATCTGCAACTGGCAGTTTTGGATCAAAGCCAAGAATTAGTTCATATGCTATATCATCACTACCTCGACCAGTTTTTCTCAATTTAATTTGAACTGGTTCGCTGGGATTTCCGTTGAGGTATCCGTCAATTTTCAACTTAGTGTCAAGTGACATCATGTTATCGACTGTGACGATTTTGATTCCGTGATTGAGAAGTTCATCTTTAATAAATTTCTCTCCAATATCTTTTCCTTGTTTTAATCTTTCATCTTTTGATAAATGGCTGAAATCGTGTCTGACTATTCCAGTTGATTCTATGAATTTTTTAAAATTTCCCATATCTTATGTATAATAAAATTTGTCGAAAATTTCAATACTAAAACATAATATGAATAGTTGTCACTATAGTATGAAAGATGGGGGTTATGTGTCTGATTGACAAGAATTAGACACAACTGCGGCTAGACATGATGTCATTACTTGTGCCTATGCTATTCGTAACGATAGTATCAAGGCACTCTCGAAAGTGCCTTCATCTAACTGAGAGTGTGACAGAAGAAAACTTCTGTCACACTCTTTTTGTTTATGGACTCTGAATTAATTCGCAAACAACTTGAGTTAGGCTTAATATCTCCAGATATTTTGTTGTCTGGGACCAAGCTTATAGACGAATCTTCAAGAAATGCTGGAGATTACAAGGATGGCAACTACTTGCCGTTTTATTACCATCTTGGAAAACAGCTTAAATCAAAAAATGTTTATCAGATTGGAGCCAAACTTGGACTTGTAGGAGCATGTTTCCTTAAAAGTTGTAAGACAGTTGAAAGTTGGCTGGCGATGAACAACGACAAAACATTTACTGTTCAAATAATTACAGCCAATTTGAAGTTAAACACGAAATATTTTAATGATATTATGCCCGGTCCTATTTCTTGTATATCATTTACGGATGATATATTGGAAACTGAGATTCCTAATGCAAAGAAATTTTCTGGATTCGATCTTGGGTTTCTTACAGAAAACTTTGGAGAAGAAAAATATCTGAAACATCTGAATTTCTTGTGGAAATTTTTGGTTCCAGAAGGATTATTAGTCGCAGACTATATAACAGAACATGATGTTTTTCACGAGTTTTGCAGGGTAAAAAACCGTGAACCAATAATTTTTAACACTCGTTATGGTGTAGGCATTATCCAGAAATAAGGTAACAGGAGAAAAAATGGGATACGAAATCAATTATATTTTCCATCCACGCAAAGAAGATGGTGGCTATAACACAGATGTCAAAGAAGACAAGACTGTTAAAGTCGGAAAAGCATTCGACGATATGCCGTTAGAGAAGTGTGCTGCTGCCATCATGGCTCAATTAGCTCGTCGAGATGTTTGGGTTGTGGATGTTAAAGTTTATGAACTCATCAAGAGCGAGATAAATTTTAAAGAGGCGGCTGATGGACGTGGGATAATCTTAAAGAACAGAAAATACAATTTGGGAAGCACTGCTGAAGCGTTGGCTGAAGATTTGATTGAAGAAATTCAGCCACAAATTCAAGGAATGATTGTTCCTCCCGGAATGCAACCTCATGAAATCGCTGCGATGCAAAGACAAAAAACTTCTACAGATATGTCAAATCTATATGACGGGAACAGTAGGGTTCCAGTAAAACAAAATCCAAGACCGCAGGTTAATCAAAACAAAGTGATTTATTATGTGTATTTTGAGCCGCTTCAATGGACGAATGAAGCTAGAAAGAACAAGTTGAGATTTACAGAAGACAAGAAATATTCTGTTCATGCTGTAATTCCTAAGAAGACTGCCACTGGCGATATAAGGTTAGATGCTCAAGAAATTGCTTTGACTGATGATGAGGGCAAGGTAATGATTCTTGATGAGAAATACTTTACTGTAGCTGGGAGGGGGTTAATTGCAGATGAGCAATTGGGGTTTTCAGGATCAAACGGAAGAAGAGATTCAAGACCAAAGCTTATGCACGAAAACGAACTCACAATTGGCAATCATCAAGAAGAAAGGCAGCCGCAGCCTTATAAGCAGGTTCGGAGGCTTAATCAAACGGATATTCCTGCTGGAGTCCCGTTAGATGATGGAACCATACCGGAAGAATTATTTCAAGTGCCGGATTTGCGGCCTAACAGAAGATAAGAAAGAAATATTATGACATCTAAACAACAAAAAAAGTTGCAGAAGCGTGTGTCTCGTGAAAGAGACACACGCAAGAAAATTCTCGTAAGACGAGAAGCAATACGTGCTCCAATTCGCAAAGAAAAAGAAGAGATTCTTCGCCAGAAGAGAGTTAAAAAACTTCAGCGTGATTTGGAACAGTTTGATCAAGTGATGACAGATCGTGAAATGTTTGAAGCAAGTGACAATACTTTGAGTCAGCTTGAAAAGAATATTGCGATTCTTAAAGCACTAGAAGAAGAACACAATCGAGAGATAACACAAAAAGAGAAGATCAATGAGAGGCTTGAATCTGAAGGATACTACACTTTGGAAGAAAAAATGAATGCTGCTCGTGAATTTTATGAATCAGATATGGGTGTCGGCGGATCTTCTGGTGCGAGTTTTTCTGTAAACAAACCGATGAAAGACACGGCAGAAATTTCTGTAATAAAAGCTCCTTCGAATGAATCTACAGAAATTTCTTAAACAATGCTAAAGTCCATTGACCCGTTTTGCGAAAAGAACTATAACATAAACATCTGAAACACATTGTTACAGATACTTTTCTATTTACGGAGTAAAAACCATGTCAGATTTTGGAACACTCGATCTCGAAGAAATGATGGGCGAAGACGCTCGTCTCAGTGAATCTGGTCAAGCGAATTTTCTTGACCAGTTCGTCCCAATGCCGGATGTAAAGCCCGGACAAACAGGCACTCTTTGTATACGAATTTTGCCCCCAGTGCGTTCTGGGAAGCTTTATCAGTATAACAGAACCCATAAAATGAACGGTCGCAGCATTCATTGCCCTCGTCCGCTCGTTAATGGAAAATGGGAACGATCCATTGCCTGTCCTGTTTGTGATTATTACAGTGGTCTGTGGGCACAAGCGGACAAGTTGGAGAAAGCTGGTCATGTTAATGAAGCCAATAAGCTAAAAGAAGAGGCTCGTAACATTAAGCCAGTTGAGCGTTACTATTACAACGCAATCGTCCGTTCAATGCCGGGTGATGGGGGAGCAATCCTGACGAACGTCGGGCCACGAATTCTTAGCGTAGGCAAGTTGTTGCATAAGCAACTTATTCGTGCCATTGTTGGAGAAGAAGGTGATCCAGATTCTAAGCTGGGCAACTTCACAGACCTCAAGTCTGGTTATGACTTCATCATTCGAAAGGAAGTCACCAGTGGAGACGGTTTTCCGAAGTATGATCGGTCTGGTTTCGCTCGCAGCACTTCTCCTGCTGGAAATCCAGAAGAAGTTAAGAAGTGGGCAGAAGCACTTCACGACTTGACAAAACTTCGCAATCCTCGTGATCTTGAAGTTTTGGAAAAAGAACTAGCGATCCATCGTGGATTGATTCCTGATGATTTCGAGAAGTTCGATACTAACAGTTTTGATGCCAAGTGGGGCAAGAAGGCTGCTGAAGAAGTGCAAGAATTGATGGATCACAAGCCGGGCGGTGTGTCCGTTCCTGCTGGAGTTCCAGCCTCTGAAACAGTCGCCTCTGAAACAAGCGTCTCGACAAAGAGCGAAGATATTCCCATCGAAGATGAGGATTTCTTAAGTGCTCTTGAAGATATGGAAAAGTAAACCTTTTCTAAAGAGGAGCGGATGAGTAGTCCGCTCCTCATTTTTTTACTAAAAGCTTGTTTTAAGAGGGATATTATTATTATTATGGCAAAGAAGAAAATAACAGACGCATCAGTCGTGGACATGGATGCGGCATATGCTGCTATTGCAGAAAAAACTGGTGGAGACACTCTTGATTGTCTTGAAGACATCAAATTTTTTATTGACACTGGAAATCTTTCGATCAATTATTCCTGCTCTGGTAGGTTTATTAAAGGCGGCATTCCGGGAAACAGAATCACAGAAGCATATGGTCCAGAGGCTTCTGGAAAATCACTTATTGCGTCAAATTGTTTGTTTGGAGTTCAACAAATTGATGGATGGGCTGTGATCTTGGATTGCGAAAATGCAACAAATGCAGATTTCATGAAAAAAGTCAGCCATCTGAATTTGAAACGAGTTATACGTTACGCACCATCATCTTTGGAGCGAGCATTCAGACAGATTCACACTACTACGAAAGAAATTCGTGATAAAGAAAAAGAATTAGGAATTGAAAGAAAACCAATTCTTTTTGTATTTGACTCTTTAACTGTTCCGCCTTGTGAACGTGAACTGAGAGAAAATAAACTTCCGATGGATTATAATCCTGCTCAATGGAAGACGATTGTAGGACGTCAAGAACAGCCGGGAGAAAGAGCTAAAGTAATTTCAGCAGAGATGCGTAAATTACAAGCAATGGTTGTTGAAAACGACGTAACAGTTTACCTCATTAATCAGACTCGTGATAAGATTGGCGTTATGTACGGAAACCCAGAAACAACGCCGGGTGGAAATGCAGTGAAGTTTTATGCTTCTCTAAGAATGAGAACATCAGCTAAGAAAAAGATTGAACACAAGAACTTGGAGAAATTTTCTGGCATCAACATGCAGGTAAAAAATGTAAAGAATCGTTCTTGCCGTCCATTCATTGTAGCTGATGATATTAAGTTGTATTTCGATGATGGAGTAGATCCATTGAGTGGTTTGCTTAACTGTTTAATTTCTGATGAGAGAATTACAGGCAAAGGCACCTATTCAGTTGCAGAAAATTATTTGCCAGAAGGACTGGCTGAATATAAGTTTAAAGCAAAGAAGTCAGATAATAGAGTTCCTATCCAAGTTCTGCTTGATTGCCCAAAGTTAATTGACGCAGAAACAGAAGCTGAAGTTCAAGAGTATCTTGATAGATGGGGCGGAGGATTAATGGCTACTGAGAGTGGAGAGTACGGAGAAAAGAACGTACAATTCGACGCTGATGGAAATCCATTTGAAACTGGTGGATATGACGATGAAGAAAGCGAAGAAAGCGAAGATTAAAATACTTTTCTACGATAGTAAGGCAGATGGTCAATACTGACCATCTGCCTTTTTTCGTAAGTAAAAATATAGTTTGATACCATCCTCATCAAGAAAGCTTCGCCTCCACCAAGCAATAATTCCCCTGACCGATTTTCTTGACTTGTTTTCCGCTTCTTACCATTTGTTTTCTAACGGCAGATAAGTGATTACACAGACAAGCGTCGGTAATTTCACAATTTTTGTATTTTTTCTTAAGGTCTTTCAACGATACCGGATTTCCTTCTGACAATTTTTCGTAAATATACTCTCTAATTTTTTTGGCATTATTCAAAATAGAGCTTCTTGGGCGGCTTTTTGGATAAATCTTCTCAATAATCTTGATATCCATTTCTGTGTTGTAATCAAGGTTACATATTGCACCGGCGAGATTTTTTAGATGGTTTATGATTTCGCCTTTTAATACTTCCACTTGATACACTTCTGCATGGAACGTTTTTACAAATTCAATAATAGACGGCATATTTTTTTCATTGACAAGAAACTTCCTCTTGTCCGGGGTTTTTACAAGCAAACAGTTATTCATAATTCTCCCTTGACATGGATTGACTGATAGTTACATTATATCTAAAATATCAAGATATGAACAGACCTATTGATTGTCGATCTTTAAGAAGATTTGGCGTAGAAATTGAACTCAATACTTTGGATGGTCTTATTAAAAGACCAGATCCAGATGCTGGGGAAATACCGAACGGTGCAGACTATGTGGCTTGCATTGTAAAGAAAATATCTAAGGGAAAAGTTGAAATAGCCCCATGGGATTTTGTTCACAACAATAATAACTGGATCATTAAACATGATATGAGTTGCGGTTTTGAGATTAACACGCCTGTGTTAAAAGGGTGGTATGGTCTAAATAATCTAATACGTGTTGTAGATGAACTTTCTAAAGACCCAAAAATAAAAGCTAATCATCTTTGTTCTTTACATGTGCATGTTAGTGTAAATGATTTAGACTTACAACAGATGGCATCTGTAATTGCCTATTATATTAAATGCGAACATGTATTTTTTGATTCTGTTCCATCTCAAAGGAAGATGAATCGTTATTGTCAGTGCATAAGCATGACAGATTGGTTTGGCACAGAATTTGATATGCGACCAATGGAGCTTGTAACTCGTATTTCTCAATCAAAATATGGTTCTATCAACACATTTCATTTTATCCGTGGTGGCGGATTTTCTGCTGGGAATGATCGTCGTCAAACAATAGAATTTAGAATTGCTGAGAATACTGCTTGTCTTGATCCATATTTTGTAAAGAATTGGATCAGGTTATTGATTCATTTTGTTGAAGTTACCAAATACAAAAGACTTCCAAGACCATATAGTTACGGCAATCAACATTCAGGATTAGCTTGGTTGGATTTCCAAGAAGTTTATAGTTTGCTGAAATTTGACAAGCCGTTGTCTCCGGGAATGCAGCAGGTTCGACAGTGGTTTATGGACAGAATTAGAAGAAATGGAGTGGATGCGGCAAATTCTGCAATATGGTCTAAATCTGGCCGCTCTGTTTGTCGAAAGCAGTTTTTAGAGATAGATTCAAATTTATCAAGGATCAATGATGTTGAAGACAATCTTTATGGACAGAAGTGGATCGCATGATGGGTACAAGCCGTTCAGAAAAACCTAATTTTTGGAACATTTTTCACTTGAAACCCTTTTTTTGTTGGCATTTGCATAGATTTATGTAAATTTATTGACAACTGGTACATACCCATAATGAACGATGATATTACACATTCTGTGGATTCTATGAAGGCGATGGCCGATCATTTAATTCCTTATACATTTCCAAAAGTTTCTTTTGAAGAAGAACAGAAAATTTTGTGTTTTAAGCAAAGAATTATTATGGTTGATGGTTATGAATTGATTGTTTGTTACAGTAAAGCTGATTATGAGCAGTATTGTTTAGAAACTTTACAAATACAATCTCCACAAGTTCCGTTTATTCCATTTAATATTGTGTGTAAAGTTGGGCAATTTTTTATGGGAAAAAAAAATTTGGCATATATTGATTTTTTTAGACACAATAGGAAAGTTTATTGTTGGGCTGTAAAATCCTTAGAAGAAAAGCGTTTGTCTCCGGGAAAGAAGACTAGCCCAACAAGTTATGAAGGTTTTGATTTTCATTTATTACACCCCGGAACTGTAGATTTGTTCTGATTTGAATGTGCTTTTGGATAAATACATTCAACGTCGTTTTATCGAGAGGCAAGCACAATGAAAAACGCTAAAGAACTCAAACTTCAGTATATGATGATTCAGCAACTTTTGGAAAATGGACATGTTTCTCTTTTGTTACCAGATGGTATCACCCTCGAAATTGGAATAACACAAGAAGACAAGCACGGTCAATTAAAGAAAGTTGATGATTATTGTTATGTTGTTTCAACATCTAAAGATGGCCGTTCAGCAATGTTAGATTCATTTAATTTGGGCTTGCAGTTTGAAGACGGCGACGATACGATTATTTGTGAAGATCGTGTGCTGGGCAATCATGGAACTCTTGTCCGCACTTTAGATGTTGTTTAGTAGTTTCCATTAAAAAATGGGTTCCATGTGATTCTTTAAGTTTGACCTCTCCGGACAATCTCAGGGATAATACATGCGTGCCGATGACGACTCCATTGTCCTTCGGCACACTGAACTCAATCCAAATTTCAAATTCTGGAGTAATTTCTGTAACTATAAATTTTGTTACAGACGCTCGGAATTGTATTTTAGGGATTTCTTTTTGTTGCAGCGTTTTGTAAGCTGCATTACGGGCGTATTCTAAGCATAGCCGTACAATTTGTTGGCGATCTAGGAATTCTGTCCAGTTCAACTGGAGCAACCGTTCCAGTTTTTCTGCAATCAATATTTTCATGTGAGGCATACCATGAGCAGGAATACAATAGTAGAGTTTGTTGGCTCAATTTCTGAGGAAGATCTACGCTTTCTCAACACTCGATTGAATGAAAGACTTCAGGGTGATATTGCAGAAGCATTGGATTTTATCAGCCATTTCAAGGCGATGGATGCAATGTTTGGGTCTGCAAAATCAGCCGATGAAGTTTATAACTTCTGCGATTTGATCACAGAAGTTTTACAAAAAGAGTACAAAAAACGAGGTGTTCAAACAGAACGTCGGTAATTAATAAATAAGTAAGGCGGGTAGTTCCGCCTTACTTATTTTCACGTCATTCAATAAGGAAAACAAGTATGTTTGGTCCATCGCTAGTAAAAGCAAAAGCAAAAGAATGGAAGTTTGTCAGCATTGATATCGAGACACTAGGTCTCGATGAAAATTATTGCGACATTATTGAATTTGGAGCAGTATTAGATGACTTGGACACTCCGCTGGAAGATCTTCCAAGATATCATTGTTATTTAACCAATGACAAAAACAGATATCAAGGAGAAATTGCCGCTATGGCTATGCACGGCACTATCTTTAAGAGAATTGCTAGCCGTGAAAAAGGTTACAACTATATTCCGACCGATATTCTTGATGAAAATTTTTCTTCATGGCTTAAAGAACATGGATTGGATAAAATTGTTATCATCGGAAAGAACTTTGCAAATTTTGACCTGAAATTTTTACAGAAGATTGGGTTTGGAAATTCTACAAATTTTCATCGGAGAATTCTTGATGTTGGTAGCATGTTCTACGATTCTGTCAAAGACATTGTTCCTCCTAATCTTGAAGAATGCTTAAGAAGAGCGAGAGTTGAAAAAACAGTAGAACACACTGCTGTTGAAGATGCACTTGATGTCTTGCGTTGTGTTCGTTATAAACAATTTCATTAAATACAGTTGCAAGCCACATCATAGGAGCGGCAATAATGGCTGAAGTGATTAGGATTAGTGATAGTTCTGCTTTGGTTCCAACAAAAGACTATGAGTATGCCTCATGGGAGTTTGATGACTTTAATCCAGTTCAAAGTCGTCTCATGGACACCTTTGCAGGAGACAGCAATGTTGCCATCGCAGCCGCAACATCAGCAGGAAAAACTATCTGTTCTGAAATGTATCTTGCTTACGAAATTCGCAAGCGTGGTGGCAAGGGAATCTACGTTGGACCATTGAAAGCTCTTGCTAGTGAAAAAGAACAGGATTGGACTGATAGCAAACATCACTTCAGCAACGTCAATACAGCCATTGTTACTGGTGACTTTAGATTCACTGGCAGCAGAATATCTGAGTTAGATAAATCTGATTTGATTGTCATGACTCCAGAAATGTTGGCAAGCAGATGTCGCAACAGTAAATCAGACAAGAGTAAATTTTTGGCCGATGTCGGAACTATCGTATTTGATGAAAGCCACTTGTTGACTGTTCCGAATCGAGGAGATCACATCGAGGTCGCTTTGATGAAGATGATGGACATAAATCCTAAAGTTAGGATTGTTCTGTTGTCAGCTACTATGCCGAATGTTGATGAGATCTGTGGTTGGATTACCAACCTGACTGGAAGAGACACTTACTTCTTGGAATCAGATTATCGTCCTTGTCCGCTGAGCATTCACTATGAAGCGTACTACGACGGCGATAAGATGTATGACGACAAAGAGAATCAGAAGATAAGTACGGCGTGCTCTATTGTCGATTATTATCCAAATGACAAATTCCTGATCTTTGTTCATACTAAGCGTACAGGAAATTTGATGGTTAAGGAGCTTGACCATCATGGAGTAATTGCTGAATTCCACAATGCTGATTTAGGTCTAAAAAAACGACGTGATCTTGAGGATCGTTTTAAGAATGATCCGAGTTTCAGAGTTGTTGTTGCGACTTCAACTTTGGCGTGGGGACTGAATCTTCCTGCTCGACGTGTAATTGTCACTGGCGTTCATCGTGGCTTGCAGTTAGTCGAAAATTACGATATCTGGCAAGAAGTTGGTCGTGCTGGTCGTCCAAAATATGATCCTCGTGGCGATGCGTATATTTTGGTGCCTGAGAGCAGCAAAGACGAACATATTGCCAGATTGAAAAAGAAGTCTCCAATTCGATCAACGATGTTGGAATATGTTGGAACAGATGAAAATCCACATTATAAAACCTTGGCTTTTCATGTTGTAAGTGAAATTCATCACGGAAGCATAAAAACAAAAGAAGGGTTTCATCAATGGTTTCGCAAGAGCTTGGCACATCATCAGGACCAAGACTTCAATGATGCGGTCGTTGACCGCACAATTAAAATGCTGGAACAGTGCAGAGCGATCGTTGTCGAAGATGGCGAGTACAAATGTACCGCTGTCGGAAAAGTCGCCTCAATGTTTTATTACAGTCCTTTTGATGTTTCTGATCTGCGACGTAACTTCAAACAGGTATTTGACCAAAAGCTTGAAGATAATGATTATGCCTTGGCGATGGCGATGGGCAATGTGGACACGAACAAGTGGGCTATCGCTAATCGTTATGAGAAAGAACAGATGGCAACATTCCAAGGAAAAGTCGAACGAATGTTCGGTGAATCGACATTTCTTCCGGGAGCAATTAAATACGGGTTCGTTTACTTCAACATGTTGAAGGGAAAGAAAAATGATGTATTTGCTGCTCTTCAAGGAGCAATGTTAGTCGATCTGGAACGAACGATGCAGGTCATTAATGCCCTCGACAATATGAGTTGTAAGTGGGAAAAACAAAATTGGTTTAAGACTTTTAAGATGCGTCTTCAATATGGAGTTGAAGCCGATCTAGTTGAATTGGTCCAGATTCCAAATGTTGGACACGTTAGAGCAAACAGACTCAAAGACAAGAAGATTAAAAGTCTTGGCGACTTCTTAAACTATGATGTTGGCACGATTGCCAAGATTATGAAATGTAGCACCAAGCTGGCTGAAGAAGCACTGGAAGGTGCTCGTTTGATAGAGTTGAAAGCGTCGATTGATGATTAAAGAACAAAAGCCAATGATTTTGTATCATTGGTGGTGCGATGAACCTACAGTTAAGCCATATCAAGATATGGCTAATCCAGTTGTTCTATCCATTGCCGTTCTACGGGAACACAATAAAAGTGTGCCTGTGACGGTTTTAGATCTTAGTCAAAGAGATACAGAGGATTGGGGTGTATTCCCAGAATTGCTTAACTTCAAAGTTGTGAAGTGGAATCCTCTGCTTAATTTGTCTTTGCCAAAATCATCAAAGTTGTGCTCCCGTGTTTGGGATGTCTGGGCATATGCTCATCAGATTGGATATAATAAAATACTGTTCACTGATTCAGATATCTTCTGGCTTAAAAATCCTCTGCCTCTTAACGAACAAGAGGACAACGGAGATATCACAAAGTTCTATTGTTCTTCAAACACTGGAGTCTGGTACTTTGATAAAACCACTTCTGTTTCTAAAGAAGTGTTCAGTATTTGGAAAAACATTATCGCTCGTGTGATAATTGGAGACATAGAGTTCTTTGATGAACTAAGAGACAAAGTGCCAACTGCTAATGACCGATGCTTTCAAGATGAAGTCGCATTTGGATATCTCATTCTTCAATATCCAGAACTATACAATCCTGTTGGATACGAAGAGAATTACGTTGTTTATAGATTAAGAAGCGATAATGGAGATTTGAGCAGCATTAAGTGTTTACATGGACTTGGTGCTGTTCTTGGAAACAAAAGAGGTAGAATTTGTTTGGTGTTGAAAGAATTAAAGGATGCTGTAGAACGTGTCTTGACAATAGATCATTGCAAAATGATCTACGGAGATACAGATTATAAAGATGTATTGTCAATTTTTGACATCAAAAAAATAACTCATCAAAGATTGAAACATGTTCTTGAGTTTACTGGAAATGTTACAGTAGAAAAACTGTTTGAAGAGCTTAAGGAAAACATAGATGTATGAAGTTTTAATTGATACAGGCGATGGAAATTTGCGTTTTTTGTATAATTTTTCTACATTAATCAAATGTGCTTTTTTCATTAAGACATATGATCCAGAAGGCACTGCTCGAATGAGCGTTCGCAAAGTTGGATCTTCTGAATGTTTGTTATTTGACGAAATTTGGAATAAGAAAAAAGTGGTTAAAGAAGAAAATATTGTAAATTGGAATAAAGATGGATTTTAGACATCTTCGTTTTCATTGATTTCTTTTTCTTTGCCAAAAAATCCTTTTGGATATTGAATTTTAACAATGCCGTCTCCTTTGACTTTATCTCCTTTTTCGTTTTCAACCCAGAACTTCACTTCTTGAATATCGTCTGTAAAGTTTTCCATTGATTTTGTAGTTGGATCAAAATATTCGGATTCGTACATACATCTATCTTCTGGCCACATTGGCACTTTAAGCCTCTTTCCTTCATGAAGAACAACAACAGAGCATTCTTCAGCTTTTGAATTGTAAAGCTTACAGTTCATACAGATTCGTTTTATTTTTTTCTTAGTCATATTGATGTTGACTCTCTTCTTAAAAAATGGTGAAATACAGGAACACTCAATAAATCCTGAATCACACTATAATACAGTTGCTTAAACTATTAATTCAAACAAGGAAGAAAAAATGATAGAACTTAATGAATCAAATTTTGATTCAGAAACAAGCACAGGATTGGTTCTTGTTGATTTTCATGCTGCATGGTGTGGTCCTTGTCGTATGCTTGCCCCAGTATTGGAATCTGTAACTGGTGCAAAAATTGCAAAGGTTGATACAGATCAAAATGCAAATATTGCAGCTAGGTATAACATATCGGCAATTCCAAAGTTGCTGTTTATGAAAGACGGACAGGTAGTTGATCAGTTGACAGGACTTGTTAGCAGAGAAACTATCCAGAATAAGATAGATGCTTTGTCGAAATAAACTTAAGGAGGAAATATATGGCATTTGTAATTGGCGTTGCTTCTCAAGCACAACATGGCAAAGACACTTTGGCAGATCGTCTGTGCGAAAGACTGAATAGTAAGTCTGAAGGAAAATGGTACAGACGGGCATTTGCATCAAATGTAAAACGAGTTTTTTGCGAGATGTTTGGTGTCGATTCTGAATTTGTTGAAAAGTGGAAAGTTAAGCCAGAAAATCCTCCCGGATTTGATATGCCTGTACGACAGGCTCTTCAATTTATTGGTGATGGTTTTCGAAAAATCATGGCAAAGATTTGGATGGATCTTGCTTTCCGTGACACATTGCCAAAAATAATTTCTGATGTTCGCTATATCAACGAGTTCAGGCGTGTTAGGTCCGAAGGAGGGCTTAACATTCTTGTAGGAAGACCCGACAGACTTAATGATGATCCAAATGCGTCAGAAGCAGAGATTCGACCATATATCGATTGGTGCCTTAAAGCATTTTCTCCCACTACAAAGTTCGTGGATTTGAGAGATATTGACTATGCAACATTGGATGAAATTTTGCCTGAAGTTGTCAAACCACCAGAATACATGAACCAGTTTGATGCGTTCGTCAGGAATGATGGAACGATTGAAGAACTTTATGAAACAATTGATAGTAAATTGGTCCAATTCGTGGATCATTTTGTATTTGAATTTAAAGGAATATAACAATGCCATATATTAAAACAGAAGACAGAGACAAATATCAAGGATTTATAGAATCCGTATTAGGGATTCTTAATGACCCTAACGACAATCCTTATCTTAAAGGAGAGTTTTTTGGATTTTTTGTCAATCGTTTGCTCAGAAAGTTCTTAGGAACACCGGACTATACAAGTCCTGCATTCAACTCTACTTTCTTTAATGAAAGCAAGAGAAAATCATTGGAAAATGCTGCTGATAGCATTGCTGCTTCGCTCAGTCGATCTGATCCAATGTCAGCAGCAGGAGAGATGAATTATGCTGTAAGTGCTGTGTATTGGGGTTTTCTTGGAGACGCCGCAGCATTTGCCAGAGCAGGTTATGGGATTAGAGCATATCTGAATGGTGTTTTGGATAAGATCATCAGTCAGATGGAGACATTTAGTGTTTCGGGAAATAACAAAGATGCAACCATGGCTTTTCGTCGCCAATTAGTGATTCGAGGCGTTCTTGATCATGTTAAACATGAAACTTACAGACGTAATACAATGTGTTACGAAGATGAAAAGCGTATGGAAAATGGCGATATTTGGAATACAGGCACTTTAAAAATTTCTTAAACAAGGAGATAAAGTTGAAAGTTTTGTATTCAGATGAAGGTCATTTCGATGGTTGTGGCAAGGCGATTTTTTTAGCTGGTCCAACACCAAGAAAATCTGATGTTGTTTCATGGCGACCTAAAGCGATAGAGATTCTAAAAGAAGCTGGATTTGATGGAACCGTCTTAATTCCAGAAAGGAAAGATTGGTCTGTGCAATTTGATTACACAGATCAAGTTCAATGGGAACGTATAGGATTGGAATTAGCATCCACAATTGTATTTTGGGTTCCTCGGCATATGGAAGATATGCCTGCTTTGACCACCAACATAGAATTTGGATATTGGGTTGCTAAGTCTCCAGAACGTGTTCTTTATGGACGACCAAATGATGCTCCAAATAATAGATATTTGGATTGGTTAATTTGTCAAGAAAATAAAGACGCCGTTGTTATTTAT